ATTACTGCGGGTCCCGAATATTCCTATTATTTGGCTAGGTATAGACAGAAGGCAGTCCATTCTCACTTAAAGAATAAACCTGGTTTTGAAGGTATTGGTGGTCCGTTAACGGCTCAATACTTAGAAGATAGACTCTGGAAATCCGATCATTTTTTAATTGATGATGATTGGGTTTATACAAGTGGTGATTATAAGGGGGCTACTAATTATGTAGATCCTCAATATACTGAAACTGCTTGTAGAGAAATCGCTGCCCGTGCACACTGGAGCGAATTTATCACTAGAGAATATATAGAGTGTAACACTAAACACACAATGTCCTTAACTCTCCCTGATGGTACAAAGAAAACTGCTATGCAGCTTTGGGGCCAGTTGATGGGAGGGCCTGATTCTTTTCCTATTCTATGTATTATAAATATGGCTATTAGTAGGTATTCTTTGGAGTGCGGCGTACATAAATTTTACGACCGTTTAACTCTGAATCCTGCTATACCTGTTATTAATGATAGGATGGAAGAAGATGATCCTGTATTGATCTGGCATGATGCCGAGGATCTCGATGATGTACCGTTGATGTATCGTAATTCTGTAATAACTAATAAATACTTACTTAGTAGAATCTTCCGACATGATTTTAGATTGTCGTTGAAAGATTGTGGAATAGCCGTTAATGGCGATGATATTCTATTCAGGTGTCCAAATTTAAAAACATATAAAATTTGGGAACATCTAACTAAGAGAGTAGGTTTAATTAAATCTGTGGGAAAGAATTACGTTCATAAAAGATTTCTTGTCATGAACACTATGTTATTTAGTGATAATGAGGTTTGTGACTTTTATACTGAATTTAAACCTGTGAATTGCTATGTGTATCATCCCTTTGTAAATTTTGGATTATTAATTGGATCCAATGGGAAGACTACACGCGATTCTAAAGATAAAGAAGAATTAAGGGAACTTATTACCCCCAGTGAGGTTGCAACATACCGCACTCCAGACCTTGAAACTCTGGCTAATTCGTTGATCTTTGGGTTTTCGTATGAAAAGAAGGAAGAACTTATGAATAGATTTATGAAGGTGTGGTCCCCTGTTCTCAAAGAGAACATGCCCGCTGGCTTCTCATGGTTTTTGCCTAAACACCTAGGTGGATTAGGTTTACCATTAATAAATCGAAATATTGATACGGCTTGTAGTTACTTACAATTAAGAATGGCTAATTATCTTAACTTAGATATTGAAAAACAAAATAAGTTAATGGCCATGCAGAGAATAATCCTTTCAGACTCTGCGAAATTGTATGCTGATTCGAGGAAATACCTACCGAATATTAAAGATTTGTGTTATCGTGTGGTTGATGAACCAACGACACATCCTTGCCAGGATTTTGCATTACAAAAAGCTCTTAAGCATGCTATTTATAGCGAACTTAAGCCGGATGAGAAACGTTTCCATATTTGGAAAAAGGACTTTCAAAAGTTCTTTAAAGGTGTTAGTAAGAGTACTTATGTACCGATTACTATCTACCAATTGTACGTTTCCCGACCTAAGTATATTGAAATCATTTCACCGATTTCATGCTGGAGCCCAACTATTGACCTTAGAATTTTAGGTAATTAGTTTTTGATGTGTAATGCGTGGACCTAAATTTACATTAATTAATCCTCTTAAATTGTTCGTATATGCATTCTAGCGTACGGGGCGAAAGCTCGGCCGACGTGGACCATATAAAGTGAACTGGCTCAAATTGAGCGAGGTGTGTAAATCCCTAGATTCCATTCATTATGCGGAGACTGTATTTATCTATATTTTATGAAGACAATACAAACTGTTTGCATGTTCATAGATCCGAATATTAGAATTGAG